AATGTCTTCTTTAAGTTCCGGACAAGACCCATAATAGTTTTTCCAATCTGATTCTGATTTTACTTTTCTTTTTTTACCTCTTGGAGTTCTGAACTGCCAGAAGTATTTTCTACCTACGTATTTTCTGTGATTGATTTTATTAAAAATAAGATAAACAAATCCAAAATAATCCTCAATATTATCAGACTCGAAAGGATTCTCATCATAATACCAAGGATTAGTATAACTACAACTCATTTAAATACTCTTTGTGAAGGTATTTATGAGTAGGATTTATTTCTACTGAATATTTTTATTATTAAAGTTTAAATCCACTAAATGTATCAGTTTTAACATCTTGTTTAATACCACCAATCAAATATGCTTCAACTTCTACTTCCTGGGGAGCCACCTGAAGACCTTTTGAATTCAACCAATGTTGAGTCCAAGGAAGTGGATTATTGTTCGCAGGAATATCATAAACTGGTTTGAGACCAATTGCTTTCATACGACGATTTGCAATCCACTCAACATATCTCTGAAGAAGTTTATCATTAAGACCAATCATAGACCCATCTTTAAACAAATAATCTGCCCACTTCTTTTCTTCGTTTACTGCACGATCAAACATCTTATAAACCCACTCTTCTTCTTCTTTTGCGATTTGTTGCATTTCAGGATCATCACCTTCCTTCCATTTGTTTAGAATGTTTTGAGTAAGTGCTAAATGTTGTGATTCGTCTCTTGCGATAAGAGAGATGATCTTAGCTGATCCTTCCATAAGCTTAAGTTCGCCAAAGGCGAAACTGCAAGCAAAACTAACGTAGAAGCGAATACCTTCAAGAATATTAACGTTTGCGACTGCTCTATAGAGTTTTCTTTTAACATCGTTGAGATTCTCCTTTGCGTAAGTTACTCCTTCAAGTCTGTGCTTCCATGATTCAGAAGTACCATAACTTTGTGCTGATTGAATAAAGTCATCATAAGACTCAGTAATGCTTGCTGCACGTTCTATAATACGATCATCATGAATAATAGTATCAAAGATTTCGCAAGGATCCGAATAGATATTTTTGATAATATAAGTATACGAACGACTATGGATCATCTCCATAAATTCCCACACAGTCATACACGCTTCCAGTTCAGGAAGAGAACAATATGGTAAAAATGCCATACCAGGACCACGACCCTGAATAGAATCGAGCATAATCTGATACTTCAAATTAGAAGTAAAAATATGCTTCTGTTCTGAACGGAGAGTTTGATAGTCTCCACGATCTTTTTGAAGTGAGATTTCTTCAGGTCTCCAAAAATAACTTAATTGCTGTTGAGTTAGTTTATCAAAAACAGGATACTTATATGAGTCATATCTTTGGACACCAAGAGGGGCACCAAAAAACATTGGTTGCTTTTTAGTATTTACTTCTTCCGTATTAAAAACGGTCATTCCTTTAATTTTTTGTTCTTCGGGTGACATAAAATTGTACTGCATACTTTCTCTTTGATTAATTTGAACTCAATTCACCCTAACATATTTAAGGTTTTTAATTGTTATGAAACTTAGATTGTACAACTTTCACACGCTTCTTCATCAGAACTCATAATATCATTTAGGAGAGATTCAAGTTCTGGTTTTTGTTCTTCTATTTCATCAGTCTTAATATCATAGGTGTTTTGATAATAGGACGTTTTCCACCCCACAGAGTAGGCATAAAGCATATCACCCGCCATTACGCTAACAGGAACTTCATTATCGGCATAATTTTCTGGGTTATACGACCAGTTTCCAGAAATTGCTTGATCAAAGAACTTTTGCATAACAGCAACAACATTAATATAACCCCGATTGCTAGGCATATCCCAAAGAAGCGTATAATTGTTCTTAAGTGATTGATACTGGGGTACAATCTGCTTAAGAGGGCCCTTCTTTGACTTCTTAATGGACAAGTATCCACGAGGTGGTTCGATTCCATTGGTTGCATTTGACACAACGGAACTGCTCTCCGAAGGCATCTGTGCGGACAATGTTGAGTGCCTAAGACCGTGTTCCAGGATAGATGCTCTAAGACTTTCCCAATCATGTTGAAGACCTACAGATGAAACTTGATCGACATCTTTTTTATATGTATCAATAGGAAGAATACCATCAGCATACTTAGTACGGCCAAAGTATTCACAGTAACCTTTCTCTTTCGCAATCTGATTTGATGCTTTTAGAAGGTAATACTGGAAGGACTCAGAAAGACCGTGAACGGCGTCCCATGCCCCCTGTGAGTCGTAGTTGAACCCCAGTTTAGCAAGGTAGTGGGCAAGACCAATATAACCGATTCCAAGAGATCTACGTGCCTTAGTGGCGATTTCTGCCGCCTGTACGGGATAGTTTTGATAGTCAATCAATTCTTCCAATGAACGTACAGAAAGATTACAAAGTTCTTCAAGTTCTTCATCGGACTTAACTTTTCCGACATTGATAGCAGAAAGAATACAAAGTTGAATTGATGGTGGAGTATCATCAACTACTACATCTTGATAAAAATATTCATAATTTTCATTATCTTCCTGTTCATTTTCGGATACAAATTCGTACAATTTATTAAACATTAAAATCTCCTTGTTTTCTAATTAAATGTAAACTTAAACCAGTTTTTTTCGATGCTTCTCTCATACAATCATACACAACTTCTCCAATTTTAACCTTTTTACTCCAACCATTTTTAGACCCAAAACTTTTACTTCCTCCAACTCTACCTTTACTCTTCCACTCGTTATATTCATAGTTTATGTCTTTTTTGTTTGTAATTTTTCTACATTTATATTGATGGTGGTGTTGTTTTTTTCCTCTAGCAACTGCACTCATTGCAGAAGGATTTAAATTATTTTCAATACAAAATTGTAACATATTATCAATTTCAGTTTCACCGTCAATATTTGGACCAGATACAATCCATCTATCAGATAGTTTTTTCTTTTGATCTTCACTCATTGGAGTTCCTTTATTATGTGCAGGTTTTCCTTTTTTAGATTTTGATATTTTTTCGTAAAATATTTTAGACAAATTATCATCATCATGATGAGACCACCCTTTACCTGGATTATTGCACAAGTTATAATAGTTTGGATTTTTTGCTGCATTTACCTCATTTAGAATTTCCGATTCTTTTTTTAAAGCATCCATTCTTTTTTCAAAAACAAATAAAATTTTTCTTTCAAAAATATTAGGAGTTTTTTTATAGATTGAATTAAAATGATCACTGGAAGAAATATATCCATCATTAAGTGCTCCAAAATGAGACCCAGTATATTTCATGCCCGTTTTCAAATTATTCCATTCATAAACAAATGCAATTTTATTTTCCATAAAGATTGATCTTTATTTTATTTATATGCGTTCTGTAACTTTTCTGATATTAACTATTCATGATCATATAGAACCCCTCCAGTATTTTGGACATATTTTTTATAATCTTCAACTTTATCTTTTTTAACCTTTACTTTCATTTTCAAAGTATTTGGTTTTTGATCAATATGTTGAAGAGGAACAGTTGGAAGAGTAATTTCTTGACAATTATGTACAAGAATATCATTTGCAAAGAAATTATGAGTTCCTTCCACAGTAATATCATAAACTGGAATTTTTTCTTCCAAGTATTCAATTATAAGAGTAGAAGTTTTTTCGTTATATGTGAGTACCAATTCATCAGTTTCAACCAAATCCTTTGCCATTACATATCCACGATTTTTTGTGAATACTTTATGTTCTGGTGTGACCACGATACTCTTACCACTTCCTTCATCAGTAATTTTCATTACTTTTGCTTTCGGTGAGGTTTCGGCAAAATCAGTAATAGGTTTCCATTCTTGTTGATTAGTTTCTGTATTATAAGAAAGAACTTCTATTTGAGGAACATCCTCACAAAGACATGCAATTGTAGATATCCTATCAGAAATGTAATTCTCTAAATCTTCAATAGAAATTTCAATCTCATAAACTCTCCAATCAAATACTTCACCAATATCATTAAAAACGGGTTCTGGATACTTAATTCTAATCTTAGTATCACCAGCAACACAAAGGTTTGACATCGTAATTTGATCTTTAAATGACCCATGAGAGTTACAATGGTCTATATTCATAATATAGATACGCCCCGTTTCAGCACGTTCTTTGAGAAGAGTTAGAATAAGGTCCTGTGCTTTAATAGTTTTTTTGGGAGTATACTTATCTTCCTCATAACGTAAATACAATTGGTCAAAAGTATCGGTTCCAAAAGCATCATAAAGTCCAGGAACATCATGCGGAGAGAACAAAGTAATCTCACCATCTTGAATGAATCTTTCATAAAAGATTTTACTAAGTTGAATTGAATAATCAAGTTTGCGAACACGATTATCTTCAGTTCCTTTATTGTTTTTCAGAACCAGAATGTCTTCTATTTCTTGGTGCCAGATTGGAAAATGGACTGTAGCTGATCCACCACGGATTCCATTTTGGGTGCAGCATCGTACAGTTGATTCAAACTTTTTAAGGAAAGGAACAACGCCAGTGTGCTGAACTTCTCCACCTCTGATTTTAGAGTTGATGCCCCTGATGCGACCTGCGTTGATACCAATTCCTGCTCTTTGAGAAACATACCTACCAATTGCCATATCACTACTGAAGATGCTGTCAAGGGTGTCATCAACATCAACAAGAACACAAGATGCAAATTGACGAAGTGGGGTTCTAACACCTGCCATGATTGGTGTAGGAATGTTGATTTTGTGTTTGGAGATTGCGTCATAATACCTCTTGACGTATGACATTCTAATTTCTTTTGAATACTCTGCAAAAATAGTCAGAGCAATCATCATATACATGAATTGTGGTGTTTCATATACTCCACCACCACTACGATCTTGAACCAAATACTTATCAACTACTTGACGAAGACCTGCATAAGTGAACAGATAGTCTCGGTCATGATCAATATAAGAATCAGCACGTTCAATTTCTTCTTTAGAATATTTGGTGAAAATATCCTTATCATATACTTCATGATTAACACACTGATAAATGTGCTGTTCCAGAGGAGGAAGTTCCTTCATCTTTCCATAAAGTTGTTTGCGAACGGCAAATAAAAGAAGACGAGCAGCAACAAATTGATAGTTTGGATGATCAAGATCAATCAAATCACTTGCACTACGA